CGAACGTGATCATTCGCGGCTCGAGCACGACTGGCACGGCATCTGGCGATCCGGTGGACGTAGTCGGAAACGACGGGAAGCTAAACGCCGTCGTCAAGCACTCGACCTGGGCCAGTCCGACCGCCTATCCGCAGCGGCTCGAGATCCGCAGCGGTAGCGTCACGATGTCGATGTCGCTCGACGGGTTCCTGTTCAACAACGGGACCGTCGACTTCGAGATCTACGACACCGGCATCACGTACACGAACGGCACCGACACGTACCACGTAAACGACTACGGATTCGACTACTCCTCGGGCTCTATCACGACCGGCATCGGCTATTACGGCGTCACCTGGGCGAACGGCGCGGCAACCTTCCGCGTGGCTGGCGCCGGCGTTACGTTCTCTGATTCCTCGGGCTACAGTTGGATCGATGGCGCTGGCATCGTCATCTCGACTGGAGGCTCGCGGCTCGATCTCGATCAAGACGGCTACCAGATCCGAAGCGCCAGCGCGACGGCCTCGCTCGGTCCCACCGCGCTCAATCTGACCGACGGCACCAACGTCGCGACCTACGGCATCACCGTGGCGCGCATCGCGGACGCTGACGAGACGACGCAGATTAGCGCAACCGGCTTCTTCTACTCGGGGCCGAACGCGGATCAGTATCTGGGCGACACCGAGCTTTTCATCGATGGCCTCTTGGGCTCGATCACGGTCGGAGAGAACGGCCTGGTCTGGCAGGACTCGACGAACAAGGCGTACATCGACCTCGACGGCTTCACGTTCACGAACGGCAGCGCGACCGGCGCCGTCGGGCCTGGGTTTATCTACGTCGCGTCGACAACCCTCTCCGCGACCTACGGCGTAGCCAAAGTTAGCTTCACCGATGGCAGCGACGCCGCAGAGTTCAGCGCGACCGAAATCAAGTGGACCGACACGACCGATGCGTGGCGCATCAGTTCGACTGGCTACTACTTTTCGGATGCGCTAATTCTGGTCAAAGCCGGCCAAGGCGGCGTTGAAGTCAACGACGGCGGAAGCAATCGCTCGCGGATGGACGAGCTCGGCTTCGACTACGTGAGCGGCAGTATGACCGTTCTGATCGATCAGTTCGGCGTGCGTTACGGCGACCTTAGCGTGAGCGCTGGCATCGGGCCTGGAGGGCTTGTGGTCGAGGACAACGGCAGCCGCACGATCACGGTCGATGAGCTCGGAATCGACTGGACTGATGGCACGGCAAGCTGGGAGATAGCCAGCGGTGGAATCACCTACAGCAACGGGAGTGTTACCTCTTCGCTGGGCAGCGCCGGCGCGGTGGTGAACTACGGCACGAACTACTTCAAGGTGAACTCTGCCGGCCTCGAGATCGGCGCAGGCGGGCCGGTCATCACAATCCCTTACACCTCAATCAGCGGCACGATTCAGCTTCGCGAGATCGACGTCTGCCAGAACGGCACGCCGAAGAAGATGCTCGTGCTCGCCTCTGAGCCTTACTGATGCCGGCTGATCCGTTCATCTATCCGCGTCTGCTTTCGCCGACTGCTCATTGCATCGAGGACAAGACGACGGCCGAGCTCGATGCGCTCAATCAACCGAGGATCGAGGAGAGCACGCTGGCTGCCGTGATGGATTACTGGTGGAATCTCAATTCCGCCGACATCTCGATGTACGCCTCATATGGCGCCAACTCGCAGAGCAGCTCTGGCAGCTTTATCGCGATGCGAAACGGCACCGGAGGCGGCGTCGGTGACATCATCAACGCTCCGACCTTTCCTCCGCGAGACCGGGTCTGCGCGGACTTCGGGTCTGCCGTGACGTACAACGATGGAATCTGCACCGCGGCCTACGACCTTCTGGACTGGGACGGCGTAAACTCCTCGTTCTCCTTCAGCTTTCGCCAGGTCTACTACAACACGAGCACGGCGAAGTATGCTTTGGTGTTTCTGTTCGAGGGCTCATTTGAAGGCGGCGACACGCTGTTAAGTGGTAACGATTATTCCAGCACCAACGGAGGAACGATGGTCTTTTTCGGCCAGACCGTGCGCTCGGGCACCATCACTCCGAGCGGTGCAAGCGTGTCCGTCACAGTCTCAAATCCGACCTACTACACGTACTGATATCTGACTGTCCGATCCCGCCGGATAGAATTTTGAGAAAAAGAGTTGACAGCGGCGCGCGGGTCTGCATTGTCGGTGGTGTCGGAGGCAATCACGCCCGAGACAAAACAACGACAAATGACCGCTCCCATCCAATCCGGCCAGGTTCTCGAAGCTCGCAGCGCTTGTGATTACGACTGCGTCTTCTCGGTAAAGGTTATCGACCGCAAGGGCTCCTTCGCTACGGTCGAGGCTCACGGCAGCACGAAGCGCGTGAAGATCCGCAGCGATGACCGCGGCGAGTATGTCTACGCGCTCGGCAAGTATTCGATGGCGCCGATCTTCCGCGCGGAGGTGGCGTCGTGAAGCGCATCCTCGCGCTCCTCGCGCTGGCTTCTGCCAGCTACGCCGCGCCGCCGGAAAGCTTCTGGCGGGCATTGCATCAAGTCGAGACCTCGGGCCGGCACGGCGCCATCCTCGGCGACAACGGCAAGAGCCTCGGACCGCTCCAGATCAGCCGCGCGTATCACGCCGACTCGCGCGTCGCCGGAAGCTACGAGCAGGTCACCGACCTTGCCTACGCGCGCCGCGTCGCGACCGCCTACTTCAAGCGTTACGCGCCGGCTGCTTGGCAAGCGGGCGATGTGGCGACCCTAGCGCGGATCCACAACGGCGGCCCGACCGGACACCGCAAGACGGCGACGCTGGGCTACGCCGACAAGGTGCGGAGGGCGATGCGATGACTTACGACGAGTTCATCGACGCGAAGACTAAGGTCGCGCAGGCAAGCGGCTTCGAGCCGTTCGAGATCAAGGCTCCGCTTTTCGATTGGCAGAAGTCAATCGTGCGCTGGGCCATCCGCCAGGGTCGCGCCGCTCTCTTTGAGGACTGCGGGCTAGGCAAGACCGCGCAGCAGCTCGAGTGGGCGCGCCAGGTCGCGCAGTTCACCAATATGCCGGTGCTCATCCTGACTCCACTCGCGGTCGCGCATCAGACCGCGGAGGAGGGAAAGAAGTTCGGCATCACGGCAACCGTCCTTCAAGACGGCATCGAGGTGCAGGCTGGGCCAGGAATCTGGATCACGAATTACGAGAAGCTCGAGCACTTTAACCCTGCCGCGTTCGCAGGCGTGGTGCTCGACGAGTCGTCGATCCTAAAGGCGTTTACGGGCAAGACGCGCATCGCGCTGACCGAAGCCTTCAGCCGCACACCATATCGTCTCTGCTGCACGGCGACGCCTAGTCCCAACGACTACACAGAGTTCGGCCAGCACGCCGAGTTCCTCGGCATCTGTTCGCCGGCGCAGATGCTCGCGACGTTCTTCATCAACGATACCTTTAACACCGGCGACTGGCGGCTGAAGGGTCACGCCGAGGGAGAGTTCTGGAAATGGCTCGCCAGCTGGGCCGCGTGCGTCAGCCGGCCAAGCGACATCGGCTTCTCGGACGAGGGCTACATCCTGCCTCCGCTCAATATGATCGTGGAGATGGTCGCCGTCGATCAGCGGGACCACTCGGGCGAAGAGCTATTCCGTCACGCCACGCTCTCGGCAACCACGATGCACGAAGAGATGCGGCTCACGTCGGAGGCTCGCGCGAAGCGAGTGGCATCGCTCGTCAACAACTCGAGCGAGCCGTGGATCGTCTGGTGCAATACCAACGACGAAGCCGACAAGCTCAAGGCGCTAATGCCCGACGCGCTCGAGGTGCGAGGATCCGAAACTCCGAAAGCAAAGGAGCAGAAGATCGCTGCCTTCACGAATGGTCGAGCGCGCGTCATCATCAGCAAGCCATCAATCTGCGGTATGGGCCTCAACTGGCAGCATTGCCGCAACGTGGCCTTCGTCGGCCTCAGTTACTCGTTCGAGGACTTTTACCAGGCGCTTCGTCGATCCTATCGCTTCGGCCAGACGAAGCCAGTCAACGCGCACATCGTGCAAGCGGAGACCGAAGGAGCCATTACCCAAGCCATCAACCGGAAGATCCATCAACACCAGACAATGCAAGAGAAGATGAAACTCGCGGCGGCAGCGTTTGCCGAGAACCGCATCAAGGAAATGAAGAAGAACACGGCCGTCGACTTTAAGACTGGCGACGACTGGAAAGTCTACCACGGCGATTGCGTTCGCGTGGCGAAGGAGATTGCCGACGAGTCGATTGACTTCTCGATCTTCTCGCCGCCGTTTGCCGATCTCTTCACCTATTCGGATGACCTCCAGGATATGGGCAACTGCGCCGGCCTCGAGGATTTCACGAAGCATTTCGAGTTCCTCATTGCGGAGATCGCGCGCATTATGGTGCCAGGCCGCGAGGTCGCCGTGCATTGCGTCGACCTCTTGTCGACCAAGTGGAAGCACGGTCGCATCGAGTTCCAAGACTTCAGCGGGGAAATCATTCGCGCATTCTGGCGCCACGGCTTCCTTTTCCATTCCCGCATCTGCATCTGGAAATCACCCGTCACCGAGATGCAGCGCACAAAGGCGCACGGTCTGCTTTACAAGACGCTCAAGGCCGACAGCTGCGATTCGCGCGTTGGCTGCGCTGATTACCTGCTCGTCTTCCGCAAGCCGGGAGAGAATCCGAAACCCGTGACCAAGGATCCGAGCTCGTTCCCGGTCGATATGTGGCAGGAGTATGCCTCGCCAGTCTGGATGACGGTCGATCAAGGCCGCGTTCTCAATCGCGATGGCGCGCGTGACAACGCCGACGAGAAGCACATCTGCCCGCTTCAGCTGGACGTGATCGAGCGAGCCGTGACGCTTTGGTCAAATCCTGGCGACCTCGTCTATTCGCCGTTCACGGGCATCGGATCGGAGGGCTACCAGTCCTTAAAGCTTGGCCGCCGCTTCGTCGGATCCGAGCTCAAGAGAAGCTACTTCGAGCAAGCCTGCGCTAACCTCACGCTTGCAAAGTCACAGACTGAACTCGCGCTCGTATGATACCCAAGATGATCGCCAAGGCACTACTCGCCGGCAAGACGCCAAAGGAGTTCGCGCACGAGGCCGGCATCTCTGTCTCGTGGGCTTATCGGCTCGCGTGGGACGCTGGCTTCAAGTCGGTCTACATCTCGCGCGAGGAACAGAGGATGATCGAGAAACGGAGGGCCAGCCGATGAACCGCGCGACCAAGGCGCTGTTTGCGTCGGGCCTCGCTTACTCGCACTACGCGCTCGGCAAGGCGGTCGTCTTCCGCGATCAATCCAAGCGGCAGCACAGCTTGCTCAATCGGCGGCTGCTGCGCCAGTCGATGCGCGATCAGGCGCTTGCTTACGCACGGGAGGTACGCTGGCTCCGCTATGCAAAATGACTTTAACCGCAGCAACCCGATCAAGAACCTGACCGGCGGCGGCCACTCCGCGGCGCGCTACACCGGGACGCACGGGCACAAGGAGCGCTCGCACTACTGGGTATTCATTCCCGGCGAGGGCTGGGTGACGTGGCGCGAGATCCACAAGCAGGTCACCGCGTCCTTCCGCGAATGGGAGATGCGCCACATCCTCGGACTACGTAAACCCAAAGCCAGAACACAATGACCGATCAACACGCAGAACAGATCATCGCCGAGCTCCGCGCCATCCGCGCGCTGCTCGCCAACAAGCCAGCGGCTCCGTCCGCAGCTTCCGCGCCGGCTCCGGCTGGTGCTCCGAAGGACATCCCGCAGCCCAGCGAGCTCGTGGCCGACCCCGGCAGCGTTGAGGTGCACTTCGGCAAGAACAAGGGCACGCCGCTCCGCTCTCTTGGCGCTAAGAGCGTCGAGTGGTACGCCCAGGAGCCGGAGCCGCGCATCGGAAACAATGGCAAGCCGTTCCCGCCTCGCGCCGAGGACGTGCGCTTGAGGAACGCCGCGCGCCAGCTGGTGCACGGCAACCGCGGCACGCTCGCCGCTGGCAGCAAGGTCACGCTCGTCACCGAGACGCTAACCGAAGAGGTGCCGTTCTAAAAATTAAAGGGCGCGACCGAGAATTCCCAGCCGCGCCCCCAACCAAGAAGCAAAACAACAACACAGACCAGACAATGAACACCGAAACCGTCAAAGAAGATACCCAACTCGCGGCCAGTCCCGCGGCCAAGATCAACAAGGCGCCGGTCACTTTCGGCGCCCAGGGCGTGCAGCTCGCCTCGCTGGAGGACGCCTACCGATTCGCCAACGCAATCGTCGCCTCGGGCTTTGCGCCTAAAGGGATGGAGAAACCCGAGTCGGTCCTCGTCGCGATCCAGCTTGGCGCCGAGCTCGGGCTTACGCCGATGGCTGCGCTCCAGAATACGGCCGTGATCAACGGTCGGCCCGCTATCTACGGCGACGCCGCACTCGCGCTGGTTCGCGCCTCGGGCCTGCTGACCTCTTACAAGGAGGAGGAGATCGGAGAGGCTGGCAGCGACGCGCACGGCTACCGCGTGACCGCGGCCCGCGGCGACGCCTCCACCGTCGAGACCTTCACGGTCGCAGACGCCAAGCGGGCGAAGCTATGGGCCAAGGCTGGCCCTTGGACCGACTACCCAAAGCGGATGCTACGTTTCCGCGCCCGCGGCTACGTGCTGCGCGATCTCTTCGGCGACGTGCTCAAGGGACTTCGCACCGTCGAGGAGGCCAGGGACATCCCAGCCGAGCCGGTCAACGTGACGCCGCGCGGCCTCGGCGACAACCTCTAAGCACATTCCAAAATGGAAACCACACACGAAATCAAGAAGGCCGCGGTTATCGCGGCTGCTGCGGAGCAAGTTCGCTCGCTCCTCGAAACCCACTACGACGCGATGCGTAAGGCCGCAGAAGAATCCTTCGTTGACGATGAGACGCAGGCCGAGCCGAAGGCCAAGGCTTCCTTCACCATCGAGTGGGACGCGCTCGCGATGGCGCCCACCGTCACGGTCAAGGTCGGCTGGAGCGTCCGCTTCAAGGACGAGAGCGAGTCCGTCGTCGATCCGCTCCAGGCCAAGCTCGAGATCGGAGGTGCCGAATGAACGCCGCGATCCGAGGCGAGCCGTCCGAGGTATATCACGCGACGGACGCCATCAGCCACAGCAAGCTGGAGGTGTTCCGCCGCCGGCCGGCGCTCTACCACCGCAAGTACGTCCTGCGTGTCGTGCCTGACGTGGACTCCTCCGCGTTCGCCATCGGCCGCGCGACGCACGCTGCGGTCCTTGAGCCGCAAACCTACGGCACGCTGTACGCTCGCCGGCCAGACGGCATTGACCGGCGCACGAAGGAGGGCAAGGCAGCGTGGGAACAGTTCGCCCAGGCCAACGCCGGAAAGACGATCCTCGATGGCGAGGACTTCGCTCTGGTGCATCAGATGCGAGATGCGGTGATGGCGCATCCTGCGGCCTCGGAGTTGTTCCGCGCCGGCGAGGCGGAGCTCGTCTGGCGCAAGACCTTCGCCACCTTGCGCGTGCAGGCGCGGACGGACTGGTTTAATGGCAACGGCTGCGCGCTTTGCCCGCGGCCCTACGTCGTTGATCTCAAGACGGTCGAGAGCTTGGACGACGGCGCCTTCCGCAACTTCGAGAAAGCCTTCGTCAACCTCGGCTACCATCGGCAAGCGGGCTTCTACCTTCCGCTCTTGTACGACTGCGGCATCGCCTGCACCGACTTCTTCTTCGTCGCCGTCGAGAAGTGCGAGCCGTTCGGTGTGGCGGTCTACAAGGTCTCGAACGCCGCGCTGCAACGCGGCCAGGAGGAAACGCTGCGCGACCTGACGCGGCTCAAGGGCTGCATCGAGTCCAACCGCTGGCCCAATATGCCCGAGGACGTGCAGGAGATCGATCTGCCGGCGTGGTACAAGGAGACGTGGCTATGACTCTCAGCACCCTAGCTTGGGTCACCGTGCTCCTGATCGCCGTCGTGGCTTACGCGCTGCTCACCGCTCAGGATGGTAAAGGAGGGGACGAATGAACGCGCTGGAGATCTTCGCGCTCGGCGCGATAATGCTCTGCGCTGGCATCTCGCTGGGCTTCCTCTGGGGCTTGCGCCAGGGCGAGCGACTCGGCCGCGACCGCGAGTGGATGGACTCGTTCTTCCGCTCGATCAAGCGGGACGCCGAACGCCGCGACAAGGCCGGGAGGTTTAAGAAACGATGAGCGCACGAGCTAACCCGAAGAGCGAGGTGATCGACGAGATGGTCGCGCGCTTCGCCCCGTTCAAGGAAATTATGGCCGCGGTTCGGATGCAGCAGGCCGCCGTGAGACAAAGGATTTACAATCGCGGCTACCGGCGCGAATACATCACGCACGAGGAGCGCGCGCATCTGTTGCGGCGAAGGGGGCTAAAGCTGTGAGCAAGCCGACCATCGCCGATCTCCCCGAGCGCTACCGCCTCCAGATCGCGCGGCAGCTGGCGCTCTCGAAGCGGCCTAAGACGATTGCGCGCGAGCCGGATCCTGCGCCCGAGCCAAAGGTCAAGCGGGCCTTCGACCGCGCGGAGGTCTTCCTGCGCGCGCTGGAGGTGCGCGGCCTGCCGCGGCCCGAGCGAGAGTGGAAGTTCGAGGCGAAGAGACGCTGGCGCTTCGACTACGCCTGGTCGCAGCAGATGATCGCGCTTGAGGTCGAGGGCGGCGTCTGGACCGGAGGGCGGCACACGCGCGGCGCGGGCTTCCTCAAGGACGTCGAGAAATACAACCGCGCGGCCGTCCTCGGCTGGCGCTTGCTGCGCGTGACGCCGGACAAGCTGGTCTCCTTCGGCACGTTCGAGATGCTGCGCGAGGTTTTGGGCTTGCGGGAGCAGCGCGCGGAAGTGAAGTGAGAGATCAAGGGCCGTAAGAAGCCCAATCCGATGACAACATTAGATTTAGCCCGGCCAGTTCTGCGGAGGCGAGTCGTTGCGCCAATTCTTACCCGCGGAGCTGGTCGGGTTTTCTTTTGGCTATGAACTGGCTTAACATTCAAACGACCACGCTGGACTCCGAGGAGTTCGTCGGGTCCGACCCCGTGGCGCGCGCAACCTGGCTCTGCCTGCTGCGCTATTGCGCTGGGCAGGAGAACGGAGGCGCAATCAAGGACTGCAAAGGCTGGCCGGACCGGAAGTGGCAGCAACTGGCGCGCGTGACCAAGGAGGAGGTGCTAACTGATTCCGCTCTATGGCATTGGGAAGGCGACACGCTCGTGCTTTGGTCCTATCCCGGCGAGAAAGAAACCGAGGTTCAACATCGTCGCGAGCGCGCGCGAACCAACGGCCGGATGGGCGGCAGGCCAACGGTTAAACCGACGTTGGTTTTAGAGGCTGAACCCACGTTGGTTATTTCTGCGAAAGCGGAAGGAGAAGGAGAAGGAGAAGGAGAAGGAGAAAGGAATAAGAAGGAGAAAGAGAAACGTAGGGCGGATGCATCCGCCCCG